ATTATAAATTTGGAGAAGCTAGTAAAGATAAAAAATATGGCATTTAAAATAACTCCACCATATTCAATGGATAATACTCCAATTTATAATGTAAATATGGAAGATGGCGTTATGGGTAAAGCTAATAACAATGGAACTATAATCTTAAATAAAGACTTAGATCCAGAGCAATGTGAAAAAGTTATTGCTCACGAAAAAATACATTTAGAACAAATGAAGCGTGGTGATTTAAATTACGACGATAAATATGTTTACTGGAAAGGTAAAAAATATTCAAGAGCACAAATGAAAGAAGGTGCTAAAAACCTGCCTTGGGAAGCTGAGGCTTATAGAAGAGCATAATGAAGTTTTCTAAAAAAGGATATTTAAGAAACAGCCCAGATGTTAACAAACCTAAAAACATTATTCAAGGAGGTAACATAACAATGAAAGGAGTTGACTTTAAAGTGCATGGCGTTGATAATAACGGCTATGCTAGAGTAATGGCGCCTGGTTATGATCATTATTTTCCTCATGCAAAATACGTAACAGAAACACCAATTAAAAATAAAGAAATGAACGGACCATTTAAAATGAAGCCTGGAAGAGGTAATATGCCAAAAACAGGTAAAGGATTACCAAAAGACATGACTAATCCTATTATGCAAACTACAGATCCAAGATCAGGATCATCTTTTAAAGACTACAATGCTAGTGACTTAGTAATAACTGATCCCGTAACAAAAAAATATGACGGTTATGGCTCTAATAAAACTCTTAGAGGTAGAACAGGAACTAATACTACAGCTAGTGGTAAAACATTATTTCCAGGTTACTCTTCTGAGTCTATTGGAACTTACAAAAAAGGAGGTCAGACTTTTCAAAAAATAAGACCAGGAGCTAAAGCAAAGTCTTTTGGTGATTATGAAAAAATGGAGCAAGCCCAAAACAAAAGAAAAATAAACAAAGGTATTGACCCTATAAAAGCGTCTGACATAAGATCTGGAAAAAGTAGACAAGCAGGAACTTTTAAGCAGTATGTTACAACCGAAAGACAAAGTGACAAACTGCCTAGCATGGCTTCAAATACTTTTGGCAAAGAACGCAATATTAAAAGACAAGCTAAACTAGACGCGTATTTAGAGAAAAAATTATTTTCTAAATAATATTTATGAAAAAAATTTGGCAATGGTTAACCGGTAACGTTATCAAAGAAGTTGGTGACGTTATCGATAAACTCACAACTACTAAAGAAGAAAAGTTAGAAGCACAACGCCTTATAACTGAAATTCTTGAGAAAGCCGACAAAGAAGCACAAGAGCAAGTTACAGCGAGATGGCAGGCGGATATGAAGTCCGATTCTTTCTTGTCTAAGAATATACGCCCATTAGTACTTATATACTTGACAGTTATTTTTACTGTATGTGCATTTTTTGACGGTAATATAGGTGAGTTCCATATAGCTGAAGAATATATCCCAATATTCCAAACTCTTCTTGTAACAGTGTATGGTGCTTACTTTGTAGGTAGAACATGGGAAAAAGCTAAAAGTATAAGTAATAATAAATAAATAAGTTAAATAAATTAAATTAAATCAAATCAAATGGCAAAAATTACAGAAGAGCAGTTAAGCGAAATCGTTGAATTGCAAACTAAACTTAATGAAATTATCTCAAACATCGGATTATTAGAAACTCAAAAACATGGGTTTTTACACGACGTAGCTGAAGTAAATAAGAAAATAGAAGAGTTTAAAGTTAAACTAGAAAAAGAGTACGGAGCTATTTCAGTAGATCTTAAAACTGGTGAGTATACGGAGGTAGAAAAAGATGGAGACAGTAATTAGAAAAATAAGTATAGGTTCTGATTACAAAAACGACGCAATGCACTACTCTGTTGGTCAACAAGTTTACGGTGGTCACGAAATAGCTTATATTTTATTTGATGAAAACAATACATCTTATAGCATTTATATTAAAAAACATGATGAGGTTTTACCTTGGAAAAAGTTTAATAAGAATATGGCTATAGCTGTTGAGTATGATTTAGAATATTGATGAACTCACTATACGATTTTATTGTAAAACCAGTTGGTGAAAAATATAGTAACACAGTAAAAGTCGGAGACAAAGACTTAGTTGTTAATACTAAAATTGAAAACTGGAAATTTGTAAACAGATTAGCTGAGGTTGTGCAAACTCCTTTAGCTTTTAATGCTGGTATAAAAAAAGGTGATAAACTTTTAATACATCAAAATGTGTTTAGAACTTTTTACGATATAAGAGGTGAAAAAAAGAAAAGTAGATCATTTCTAAGAGATGATCACCATCTTTGCTCTTTTGACCAAATATACCTTTATAACAATGGTGTTTGGAACACCGTTGGTAACAGATGTTTTGTTCAGCCTGTTAAAGATGATAATGAACTAGAGAATAAAAAAGAACGTAGTCTTGTTGGTATATTAAAATATGGTAATAGCTCGTTAGAAGCTCTAGGAATAACTCCAGGTGACCTAATAGGGTTTACGCCAAACAGTGAATGGGAGTTTTTGGTTGACGGTGAACGTCTTTATTGTATGAAATCTAATGATATTGTAATTAAGTATGAACGTAAAGGAGACGAAGAAAAATATAATCCAAGCTGGTCGCAGAGCGGTTGATGAGCTAATAAAAGTAGCTAAAGAACCTATTGTTGATTCAGATGATGATATTTCTGCTGATAGACTTAAGAACGCGGCTGCTACAAAAAAGCTAGCAATATTCGATGCTTTTGAAATATTAAATAGAATAGAAAGCGAAGAGGAAATGTTAAATGATAAACCTAAAGAAGTTAAGCAGGAAAAAACTTTTAAAGGTTTCGCTGAAGGAAGGTCTAAATAATGTACGAGCAAACTCTTTATAAAGTACTCGATGACCACATACAACCACATACTATAGCTAAAAACAATAAAGCTAAAAAATGGAAGTATGGTTACAACGAAGATTACGATATTGTAGTTATTAGCAAAACTGGTGAAATAGGTGAAATATATGAAATACAAAACCTAAAAATAGCATTACCAAAAGCTAAAAACATACATAAGTTTGATAATAAAAAATGGACTTATATAGAATATCCAAAAGAACTTTCAAAGATAAAGTCTGTATTTGATTGGGAAGAATATCCTTTGGATTTTAAAGAAAAATGGTACGATTACATAGATGAAGAATTTAATAGACGAGAACAAGGGTTTTGGTTCTATAATAAGAATATGGCTACTTACATTACTGGTTCTCACTATATGTACTTGCAGTGGTCAAAGATTGACGTTGGGAAGCCAGACTTTAGAGAGTCAAACAGACTTTTCTACATTTTCTGGGAAGCTTGCAAAGCAGACGACAGATGCTACGGAATATGCTATCTTAAAAACAGACGTAGTGGATTTTCATTTATGGCTTCTGGAGAAACAGTTAGCCAAGCAACGATATCAACAGATTCTAGATTCGGTATATTGTCAAAGTCAGGACCTGATGCTAAAAAAATGTTTACAGACAAAGTCGTACCAATATCAGTCAACTATCCTTTTTTCTTTAAGCCAATACAAGATGGTATGGACAGGCCAAAAACAGAACTTGCATATCGTGTACCCGCTACAAAGTATACGAGACGAAAGCTGGAAACAAATGAAAAGCTACAAGATATATCGGGACTTGATACTACCATCGACTGGAAAAACACTGGAGACAATAGTTATGACGGTGAAAAACTAAAACTATTAGTTCACGATGAAAGTGGTAAATGGGAAAAACCAAATAATATACTAAATAACTGGCGAGTAACAAGAACGTGTTTACGATTAGGTAGTAAGATTATCGGTAAATGCATGATGGGCTCGACGTCTAATGCTCATGACAAAGGAGGAAAAAACTTTAAAAAACTTTATGATGACTCGGACGTCACTCAGCGAAACGCCAACGGGCAGACTCGTTCGGGATTATATTCTTTGTTTATACCTATGGAATGGAATTACGAGGGATACATTGATTCTCATGGAATACCTGTATTCAGTACTCCATCAAAACCAATAGAAGGACCACAGGGTGAAAAGATAAAAATAGGTGTAATAGAATACTGGGAGAACGAAGTAGAAGGATTAAAGCAAGATCAAGATGCTTTAAATGAATTTTACAGACAATTTCCTCGTACTGAAAAGCACGCTTTTAGAGATGAAACAAAACAGTCTTTGTTTAATCTAACTAAAATATACGAGCAAATTGACTTTAATGAAGATATGCGAAACTCTATTAATGTTACGCAAGGATCATTTCAATGGGAGAATGGCCAACAAGATACAAGGGTTATATTCAACCCAAACAAAAACGGTAGATTTTTAATATCTTGGGTTCCACCTGTACATTTGCAAAATAAAAAATATTCTAAAAACGGTAAGTTTTACCCTGGAAACGAACACATTGGAGCGTTCGGGTGTGATCCATACGATATATCAGGCACAGTAGATAAAAGAGGTTCTAACGGATCTTTACACGGTTTAACAAAGTTTTCAATGGAAGACGCACCGCCTAATCATTTTTTCTTAGAATATATAGCAAGACCACAAACAGCTGAAATATTTTTTGAAGATGTTTTAATGGCTTGTGCTTTTTATGGTATGCCAATATTAGCTGAAAACAACAAACCAAGACTTTTATATTATTTTAAAAAAAGAGGTTATAGAGGTTTTGCAATGAATAGACCAGATAGAAGTAGAAACAAATTATCTGTAACAGAAAGAGAAATAGGTGGTATACCAAACTCAAGTGAAGATATAAAGCAAGCTCATGCCGCTGCTATTGAATCCTACATAGAAACATTTGTTGGTTTAAAAGAAACTGGATACGGTGATATGTATTTTCAAAGAACATTAGAAGACTGGGCTAAATTCAATATAAATAACAGAACATCTCACGATGCGTCTATTAGCTCTGGTTTAGCACTCATGGCTTGTAATAAGCATAGATACACGCCAAACAATATAAGAAAAAGAGAACCTGTCGATCTAGGTATAAAAAGATATGACAATAGAGGTTACACATCAAAAATAATAAGTTAAATGAACGTTTACACTAATAACAACAGTTCTTTTCCTAGTCAAGTAGTAAGTAACGAAGAAAAAGACACTATAGAATATGGAAAGCAAGTTGCTCAAGCTATAGAATATGAGTGGTTTAGACAAGGTAGAACTAATGGTAATAGATATTTAACTAATTGGAACCAGTTCCACAATTTAAGACTTTATGCTCGAGGTGAGCAATCAATACAAAAATACAAAGACGAATTATCTATTAATGGCGATTTGTCTTACTTAAATTTAGACTGGAAACCAGTACCGATTTTATCTAAATTTGTAGATATAGTTGTTAATGGTATATCTCAAAAGAGTTATGATATAAAAGCTTACGCTCAAGATCCGCAGTCTGTAAAGAAAAGAACTGATTATGCAGCTAGACTTCACGAGGATATGGTTGCTAGAGATTACATTAAAAATGTAAATGAAATTTTAGGTATTGATTTACATCAGTCTCCAGACCCTAACACTGTGCCAGAGTCTAAAGAAGAGCTAGAGCTTAAAATGCAGCTTAGTTATAAGCAGTCTATAGAAGTAGCTGAAGAAGAAAGCATATCAACTGTTTTCGCTCAAAATAAATATGATTTAGTAAGACGTAGATTAAATATGGATTTAGCTGTGCTAGGTATAGCAGCTGCTAAAACTAGTTTTAATACTGCTGAAGGAATTAAGGTTGATTATGTTGATCCTGCTTAT